AGCAGTCATATATTTCATTTCGATTTCGCCTTTTTTTAAAGGACTTCCTTCTGGGTATAATAAACCTTTAGAAGGTAGGGTAACCATTTCGGTTGGGAATTGTTGTTCCATAACATTATTATTTTAAAACTAGTTCAGATATACATATATAGAAAAAAGAAAGGACGTCATAAAATGACGTCCAGCCTCGCAACTTCGGGAGAGAAGTATATTTTAGTAATTTAGGATGGCATAATCCATTACTATTGTTAAATTAATGTTTGCAGGTGAATCTGATGTCCAATCCATGTCACCAAAGTTAGCATTTTGTACGTAAGCACCTTTTAAAATCCATTCTTCAACAATATCACCTACAGGTCCTAATGCGTTAATTCTAACATCTTTTTTATAAAAATCAGAATAACCATCTCTACCTGTAACTGATTCGTGTGACAAACGAACCCATTCCATTACTGCTTGTGCACCTGAAGGTGTTACTGGATCATAAAGATCACATGTAATGTTGTCCCAATTTGCTTTACCTTTGATTTTTCTTTTCACGTTAATGTGATCAAGAGTTACTTCACCAAATGTAATACTTGGTCGAGATACTTTTTTAATTAAGTATGCTGGGATTCCGTCAATGTACATTATAAACCTATTTTGTAATTTAGGTTCAAATGCTGTAAACATGATTTCGTTTGTATCTAATATTGCCATCGTTTGTTGTTTTTATTCTATTATAAATATATAATCTTTAAGTTCTTATTCGAAAGTTGCTCCAGTAGGTAACACATTAAAGTCAAGAACTATAAATTCAGCTGTTTTAGTTGGTTGTAAGAAAATAGCACCTACTAATTGGTTTCTATCTACTACATCTGCTGTATTATTATTTTCATCCATTTGTACTCTAAATGAGAATAAACCTTGTCTTTGTTGTACAGATTCTAGATATGGGTTAACTATATTTAAGAATCTATTACGTGTTGCATTTGTATTTTGTTCAAATACTAAGTATCTTGAAGAACTTGCAATAAATTTCTTAAGTGCAATTAATAATCTACGAACATTAATTCTATCTAATGCTGTTGATCTTGTTTGAAGTGTTTTCTGACCCCAAATACAAACTCCAGTTTGTGGGAATGTAGCAATTGGGTTAATTTTATCTTCGTATAATGTGTCTCTTTCAGCTTGATTTAATCTAATTTTAGCTTCAATTACATTTCCTAACACACCTCTATTTAAACCTGCAGGTGCAAACCATTCAGCTGCAATTCTGTCTGAAGCGGCAATTGCTCCTGGAACTATTACTGATGGCGGTACTAATACTGGCTTATTAGCGGCAGTATCAAGTACTTTAACCCATGGATAATATGTTGCAGCGTAGTTTGTGTCTAATCCAGCTACATTACTTACAGCGGTGTTTACTGTTGCTGATGCAATTGAAGTGTCCATTACATAAAATGCATCTCCTCTTGCTTCTACCATATCAATAGCTGCGTTAGTTACTAATGGGTGTATTGAATGAATAACACCTGGTAATGCTAACATGTTAATATCATACTCATCTTGGTTTGATAGAATGTCAAGTGCTTTTTTATATCCTTTGTAACCACCTGCTGTTGTTAAACTTAAATCAAATCCATATAAATTATCTCCATCTGTGTATTTAGTTGCATCTTCTATGCCTGTTTCTGCACCTGTAAATCTAACTGTATGTGGTGCAATACCATCTGTACCGCCTTGGAATGGAACTGAGAATTTTAATTGGTTTGATGTAGGTCCTGTGTCTCCTGTTGAGTCTATATTGGCACTTAATGAACCTGACCATAATGATGAACTTGCATGTCCATTATAATTTTCAACATTGAATGCTCCTGCTACATTTGAAGTTTCAGTTTTAGGTAATGGTAGAATGAAATTTTCATTGTCAGCTTCTTTTTCTGTAAATTTCCATCCTAAGTACCCTTTTGAATTATATGTTTTACTTATTCCTGTTTGTTGTAAACTTTCATAAGAAGCTGAAGGGAATGTTATAGGAGATAGTGCAGTAGAACCTGATAAGGTTAATAATGAAATTGGGTTAACAGCTGCTGCAAATCCTTTAGGTGATAATTTTGGTGAGGTTGATTTAGCATCAACTGCTAAGTCTACTTCTACTCTAATAAGATTTGAAATGTTTGAATAATTACCTAATATTTCTACTTTACCTAAAGTATCATTAAATTGTGGGTATCTATCCCCAATTTTTCTCGCAATATAATTTGGAGAATCTGGATCTAAATTAACACCATTATATTGTTCTAAAATATTAGGTGACTTGTCTGTATCATTATATTTTCTAACTAATACATTAAATGATGAATATTGTTCTACACCATCAACGTCTGCTGGTTCTTTTAAACCTGCTATAGAAATTTTATATTCTTTATTAGTTGAAGTACCATGTGCTAATGTGTGAATTCTAAATAAATTTACAGATCCATTTGCTTTTCCTGATTGAATATATGGTGTAGAAGCATATGAATATCCTTCTGCTTGTCCTGATATACCTACAAATTCTTCATTATTATCTATATTAACTAATGCAACGTGTGAACCACTTCCTAAAGTACCATACCCATGTGTAGCTGTAAATGCATTTTCATCATTACTTATGAGGGAAGCAGACATAATGTCTTTTGCTATTAAGTCTTTAGTTAAATTTTTAAAGTTTATGTAAGTAAATCCTGGAGTACCTTCATATGCTACTGCACTTGTTTTACTATTGTCAGGCGAATCGCCTAATGATTTAAATATGTAAGAATTACTAGATGGATCTAATGATTGTGATCCAAATGCTTTATTTGTAACATTTGCACCTCCTAAAGTTAAATCAAAATTAGGATCAGTTATAACACCACCATTAATATTAGCACCATCTATTCCTGAGGTTAAAGTAGAATCTTGTAAAGTTGGTAATGCATCTGCGTCTTTAGAAGGAAAAATTACACCTAATACTATTTTATCAGTGTCTGGATCAGAACCTGAACCACTTGCAATTACAGCAATAAATTCATTTGTAGTTGATGTAAATGTATAACCACCACCACCTAATACTCTTGTTACGGTAACCGATCCTGCATTACGTAAATATTCACGAACTGCTTGTGGTACATAAGTTTCTGAACTTAAACCCCCAAACATTCTTTCATATTCTGTAAAACTTCTTACTACTGTTGGGACAAAGGCAGGTCCTTTTACTGTGGGACCTACAATTGCTGCACCTATTGCGCCTACTCCTTGAGGTAAAAATGATTGGTCGTTTTCCCTTGTAAATACCCCTGGTGAAATTATTTGTTCTGCCATCTTAACTTGATTTATTTAAATGATTTTGTATGTTATCATCGATTATTCTAATATAAATATAAAAGAATATCATAAACCTAAATTAAAATAGAGATAAAATTTTACTCTGTTGGGGTAAATTCACCCGATTCAATGTCAATTGTTCCTTTTCCATACTTTTCAGTAAGTTGTTTAGCAACAGTTGCTTCTTCTTGTTCTAATTCTTTAATTTGATTTTGAAGAAAATTTTCTTGAGTTTCTAATCTTAATTTACTTAAATACAATTGACCACATTTAAGGGTTGCTTCTTGTGATTTTGATTGAATTGTTTTTAAAGTTGTTAACTCTTCTTCTGTGAATTTTTGTGCTTGTTTTACAGCCATAACTTTTATTATTTAATTATTATTTGTTATTCTTATATACATATATAGAAATTAGAAAGACCCACCATCAATTTCAGTATTTAATACACTACTTCCACTTATAGTTCCCGCAACTGTTAAATTTCCATTATTGTCTATTTTTAGTAATTCTACTCCAGGGGTAACATTTGCAATACCTGTGTCTTTAAATATACGAAATTCAGAATTATCATGGTTATTTGCATTGTCCATTAATATGTCAAATCCACCATTTGTTTTAATGTATGGTGAATTTGGTAAAGGATTTAAACCATAATCATTAGGAATACCCCCATGCATTGATATGCCTGATCCTGTTGTAGGGTTAGAAGTTTGGAGACTATAAAAGCCATCTTTAGTTATTTTAAAACCTCTAATTGTTTCATTTAGACCTGTTCCCTCATCTGTTGTAACTTTTTCAGTGGCATCATCTAATAATTGTAAGATTGCGTCTGTAGTGGATTGGTCAAATTGATTTCTTCCTACAACTTTAAAAAGTTGGTTATTAGATTTTAAAAATAAATCACCAGTAGTAGTATTTAGTACTAAGTCATTAGTTCCAAATTCATTTATTCGAGGGTTTCTATTTTTGGTGATTATTCTACTCATTATCCTAATATTAATATTGCACCTTCTATTCTTGTAGAGGTAGAGCCAGGAGCTATTGTTATTGCTAAAGATTCACCTAAAGCACATGTCCAATCTGTTGTATTTAATGCAGTGTCACTATTACCTGCACTTGAAAGTAATGCTGTAGTAGTAGCACCTTGAGTTCTATAAGCATTTACACATCTAGAAATTGCTCTAGCACTATTAGTTTCAACCTGTATAGCTGTTACTCTTTTTCCAGAAATTCCTGACCACATAGCTATTAATGTTCCTGCACGATTACTAGTTGTAGTACCGCCAGGAGTAGTTAATGAGGTATAATCTACACCTACAAATGCACTTGCAGGAAGAAATACTTTATCTATACCTTTACCATCTGTATATAATCCCGCATCTTTACCAGCTGCACCCGCAGCACCATTAGAACCATTACTACCATTAGAGCCATTATTACCAGCTGGACCTTGTGGGCCTGTAGCACCTTGGGGTCCAGTGTCACCTGTGTCTCCTTTAGCTCCATCACCGACTTCTGATCCTAGGTAACGATGAAGTTCTTTTACCTCGTCATTTAATATTTGTAATTTATATAACATGGCACGTTCGGCAGGAAACACTTCCAGTTCCATATGTTTACCTTCATTGAATGAAGAAGACATTGCTGCAAGTTTAGCACCATCTGTTATTTTATGTCTATCTAAATTACTATCTCTATTACTTTTTGCCATAATTTTATACTGCTGCTATTGTTACATATCCACCATAAACTTCTTCGCCAGAAGCTTGGGCTAATTCTAATAATAAATAATTTGTTGTGCTACTAGTTACATCGGTAATATCTAATTCAGTTCCTATATTTCCAGTACCTTTACTAGTTACTGTTTTACTATTGATATTCATTTCAGATACTTCTAATGCTGATGTGCCACTTCCATAAATATGCACATGAGTTGCTTTGAACCCTGTTGGGATAGGAAGTGAAGCAAATAATTTACCAGTACCATGAGATTCTAACCATCGATCACTACCTGTATCATCAATCATTGCAGGCCTAATCA